GCATCCTGCGTGTCCGTGTACGTTTTGGCGTTCTCAAGCGTCACGGCATCCCTCTCGTCAGTATACGCCTTCGCATCTTCAAGACCTGCCGTGCTTCCGTCAGTGTATTCCTTCGCAGCGGAGAGAACCTCTTCCGCTTTCCGGTCAATCTCCATACGGATGGCTTCCACATCGGCATCCTTTCCAGCCTCGCCACGGTATATCGGAGTATAAGCGTTGATTACTTCTTCGTCTGGTGCATCGCTGCTTCCGTTGCCGATGTAAATGTCCAACTTCTGCATTGACTGCCAGTCGTATTTGCCATCCGGCATATCTGCATCTTCCTCGCTATAATATCTCGTCACCTTCAGCCGTCCCACATGGAATTCTGGTTTCTCGAAGACGATGACATACTTTCCTTCTTCCGATGTTGCCTTCATCCTTCCGTTTTCGATGCTCGCCTCATACTGCGTACATCCGTCAGTTTCGAACACGAGGCTCTTAGGCACTGCTCCGCCAGCGTAGTCTTCTACGATCTTGAAGTCGGAGTGTTTGTTTATTACTTGTATCTGCATATAATTGATGTTTTTATATTACATGATTTTCGTGTTTTGTGGTAACTTAAAAGAGATGATCACGCAAAATTCATTTCCTGAATAGCGAAATCATCTCCATATTATCATATCATTCCTACGACCATCGTATCTGTGTCGCTACCATAATCTCTCGAGAAACTGTGGATGTACATCTTCTCATTGTCGATATTTACGATACCGCAAGGTATATCGCTTGACAATTCTCCAAGTCTGAACTTGAATTTTATCAGCGACCTGTTTTCCAGGTAAAAGTTCGAAATGTTTTTACATACTATTTTCCCAAGACTTTCAGATTCTGTTCCTCCGATTGCGACGAGGTCGGATATTCCGACGAGGGTGTTTCTGTCAGGTGCTGCCGTCTTCAGATTTTCATTCCAGTCGCATTCGACATCGTATTCTTCTCCGATGCAATCGCCTCTCTTGCTATAGATGTATTCATCCGGATCATCGAAAGGGTCGATGTGCATAACATCCGATGCACCATCGCTCAACTGGCGTCTCCGTCTGGTGTTTTTGAACGTGAGGTCAATGTCGCTGATGAACACGAAGCAAGTCGGTGCGCTTGTAGTGCTGCTTCCGACACTGAGTTCCAGCGTAACTACTCCATTGATATTATTATAAATTCCTGGATCTACTGTGAATTCCTCGTCAACTGATACCCATCCAAAATCTCCTGACTCGTTGTCCTTTACGATGTACGTCAGTTCCTTCGTGTCCGCTATGGCAGTGTCTCCAATCTTCAGCGTTGCATAAATCTTTGTGCTTCCTCCGTTAAGACTGTACAGATTCCTATCTGATGTATATCTGTTCGCATACATCATGCCGAAAGCCTTCAGTTTCAGCCTGAACTTTCCATCACGCGCGATGACGCATCCTTTGCTCCTGAGCGTGATGACCTTGTTGTCTTTGTTGATGTAACCGATCCTGTCGCTGGTGGCAACATTTCCAGCGTAGAGATTTATCAAGAATCCGCTCATCTCGTTTTCGCCGTCTTCAGAAACAAGATGCGTCCACAATGCACCTTTCTTCAGCATCGTCAAGCCGTTATGACGTAGCAATGTGTTTCCACCAAAGGTGTTATACTTGCTTTGGTTATCTTTGCAATAGCATACGTCGTTTCCGCTGACAAAATAGATGTCTTGGTAGTAATTCGCATCGTTTCCGTAGAGAGTTCCTTTTCCGGCATACGATGACCATTTCCATGAATCTTGCTGTGTTCCGGAAAGTATCTCACTGAAGGTGTCACGTTCGTGCGTGATTTTCACCTTTCTCGATCCATGGTATATGCTCTGAGTACTGCTTGCATATGGTGTCACAATAGAAAAATCATATTCTGAAACTGTCATTTGAGTAACAGTTCCTGAACTGCTTGAGAATCTGAAATAAGTTTCGCAACCTGGAAATTCTGCATAAAGCGTAGATCCACGCTGTATGAAACTTACTCCGAAAAGTTTGGCAATCTGCTCGAGGATGTTTTCGACCGTCTTGCTTTCCCAATATTTGAAATCATCTTCGCCGTTGTCACTTTCGTTGTTGTCCATCGTAAGATATACCGGTATTTTGATGCTTTTAAGCAGATTTGCAGTATTGTTGAAAAGTTCAGGGAAGCATACGTATGTCAAATGTAAACGGGACTTGCACTGATTGAGCACTTCCTGCAACGTCTGGTATCCTCCTGCGTCAACTGCTTCTCTGCTACCTGCCCACTTCGGGAGGATGCTCCAATATGCAGTGCTCTTCGCAATGCTCAGTCTGTCAATGATGGTGACGTCGAAGTCTCCGAAACCTTGAATCTGGTATTCGAAATCCTCTTGGCTGACGTAGCCAGAAAACTCAATTGATCCATTTTCGTTTGAAATCGATACGGATACACCATCCGCAGTGCTGCTGAAGAGATTTGAACGGAGAAGTTTTCCATTGTTTACAAACTGAATCTTACCTGTCGTTTCGCGAATAGGTTTGAAACAGTCTTCGCTGCTGTCCTGCTCGATCGAGATTGAACGGATTGCGCCTTCAACCTCAAAATCTCCTTCTACGTCATATTCGTTTCTATAGAATGTGACTGTGCGTGTCAACTCACTTCCTGAATTCCTGAAAGTAGTTACATATCCTTCGTATGTCATAGCGTTACTGTGAATTTTCCTGCCGTCTCATTCCACGTAAAAATCTTCAGGTCGTCATCGATAAAAATGGTGCCTGATGAATTTAGTACTGATGCTGACTCATAATATTGAGAACTATTCCAGTTGCTGTATTTTGTTCCTATAACCTCTGGAATTCCTATGCTTCCACTTCCACCGGAAGGTGGAGTGTACTCATAAATCTCAATTTTATTGTTGTAATGCATCGCGAAACCGTAATTCAACAAACTCGAATTAAGAGATGCAGTGGTTTCTACAATTCCGGACTTTCCTGTGATGAGACGTTTCCCTGTCACAATCGGTCCTGTCCCTTTCAATGTCACCTTGTAGGTGCTGCATCCTCTGAGAGGGTAACTCTCTCGGATGTTCGTGATGATGGCGTAACCTACCCTGACCTTTCCGATTTGGCTGTTGTAATGGCTCTCGCTGTCGCGTTCATCGTTCTTTCCGACACTTCTCGTTATGACAACGAGGATTTTCTCTCCTTTATCCATCAGTGAGAATGCATCGATATCTCCATATGCGTCCAGCATGGCAAGATGGCTGGTTTCTATCGTCCACGATTTTTTACCTGATACGATGTTATCGTAATCCATCGGCATGCCTATAACGTCAATCTCGTCAGCCTTCATCTCCAGCATGCAGTCTGTTGCGCATGCGATGGCACTAAGACCTCCGATGGGATATTGATATCCGGCGTTTTTTCGCGCAGAACATCCGTGCAGTACATTCTTAGACTGCACGAACAACCTAACTTCATGACCATTCAAATACTCCATGATTTCTATCTTTTTCCAGTTCTACTCCTATACGCTTTCTGGCTGATGTAGATGTCCTCACCACTCAGCCTTCCTTCTATCCTAACCGTCTGTTCTGATATTCCTCCTCCTTGGATGGTTTCCCACAGTCGCTGCTGGTCTGCTCTGTTGATGACCATTTCTCCGGAATTTATCCTCGTAAGAAGTCGGTCACCAGTCATGCTGCTTCCTCCGACGATACCTCCTTCTGCCATCTTCGTCGCCGATTTCACGCTCGCAATCGTTGCAACCATCGTTGCAAGACCTGCGGTAGCGGCGGCTATCCAGCCGAATATGCCTGCTGCAGATGTAGCAGGGCTGGCAAGGGCAGAGGCAAAACCGAGTGCGACGTTGGCGACTGCCTGCATGATTATGCCTGCTACCTTTGCTGCCGGATTCTGCATCATCTGCATCGCGTTTCCGGCATTGCTTATGGCGGCACTTGCCTGACGCCATGCCTTCGCGGTTTCTCCGCTCGACTTCGAACTTTGCTGAGTGCTGTTCACCATTCCGTCAAAAACGGCTGATTGAGACTTCAACGCGCTTTGGTCGATGGAGAAATTCAGCGGTATAACAAGCCCTCCTGCATCCATGCGCATGCCGTCAGGCATTTCCATGTCTTCCATTCTTCCGGTGATCTGCGAAAGTTCGAGATTGAGTTTCGAACGCATCTCCGGGTCTTGGACGTTAGCGAGTTGAGACTGGATGCTTTCTTTCTGGCTGCTCAGGCTGTCATATTTCGCGCGTGCAGGATTTCCGAAATCCATGTTTTCAAAGGCTTTCACGATGACACGTTCTACCTTCAACGCCACCTCTTCATCTGTTTTCTGCGTGGATACTGTTCCGAAACTGTTGTTCCTTCCGCTTCCGGCATTCGCAATCCTGTTGTATTTGTATGTGTCTCGGCTTGCGTTTCTTTCTTCGTCTATTGCGGATTTGATGACGGACGTGTAGTTCTGGATGCTTGTCTCACCTTCAGTGACTGCTTTCGCAAGAGCATACATCTTTTTCTCGGAATCCGACAAAAGATTGATGTCGAACACCCTGGTCTCGCTTACGTATGAACTTCCCCATTGTGCGTATCCTGTCTTTGTGCGAGTTCCTTTTTGCGTCAGCGTTTCGAAGGTATTTTTCATCTCGTCGAAATACGCCTGTCCGCGCTCGGTGATTTGCTTGATGGCGTTCGTGACAGAACCATAGGAAATGGGTTTCATGCCATCGACGGTGTTGTACCTGCTGGTGATTTCGTTTCGGATTCCCTGAACACCTGCTTTCTTTCCTGCGTTTACCTGCTGGCTTCTCAGTGCAGTCAGCACTGATTCTGTCTGCCTTATGAGTACGTCGACGGCTTCACCGTTCTGCTTCCTTACGCGCAGTGCTGCGAGATCACGCTCTGCCATCGCTATCGCAACGGCATTGTTCGCCTTTATGCTTCCAAGGCTGTCAAGTGCATTGTAGAGTTCGATGCTGTTGTTGATGGCGGTGTTCAGGTTCGTGAGGAAATTGCTCCAATTGCCGTTATTCAACGTGTCGAGGAAGGTGTTGTACACGCCTTTTGCTGCTTCCATAGCACTTCCCCAACTGTCGATTCCGCTCTCCTGACGGAAGAATGCATCCTTTCCGACCTTCAGTGCTGCCGTCACAGAACCTGCTGCAATTCCGAATTTCGACAAAGTTCCGATGTTTACGCCAAACTTGCTCGTAAGGTTTCCTATAATTCCGGAAAGTCCTCCTGCCTGCTCTCCGGTTGCTCCGATTTCGTTTCTCGCTTCCTCAAATGAACTTCTGGTCTCGCGGACTCGCTCGTTCAGCCTGTCCATGCTTTCACGCAGTGCGATACCATATGGACTCTGCTTTTCTTCGTCAGTCAATTGCTTGTACCTTGCAGCGACCTCGGTGGCTGCAGTCGTCAGTTCGTTCAATTTTCCACGTGTAGTGACGGCACTGGTGCTCATATTGCCAAGTGCTCGCGTAAACTGCAACGTCTGCTCGTCGCAGACGGAGAATGTGGCATTCACCCTCTTCGCTTCCTCGCTCATGTAGGCGAGGTTATTGGTCGCGCTTTTCAGTTTCTGGTCAAGGTCGTTAGTCTTTCCCTTAAATTCCCAAATTGTGCTCGGCATAGTTTCTTTCGTTTATACTAAACGTGACTTCTGCTGTTTTGGATTACTCTCCATAAATACCTTCGTCGTTCATCCTTCTTGTTGATTCGAGAAGTCTTTTCAATTCTTCCGCCTTTCCTTCCTCGTCTTCATCTTCACGTTCCCATGGGAATTCTATCATGTCACGAGGACTCCGGCATCTGCTCCTGCTGTCTTCGTTTCCGAACATCATCAGGATCTGCCAGGCGAGAAGTCTGGTGGAATCATATGCACTTCGGCTTTTCGCGCAGACGCCTTCGTAAATTGCGCGGACTTTCCAATATCCGTCAAGTTCTTCGACTTCGGATGGCGTGATGCCTCCCTCGCCGACGACCGTTCGGAATATATCGTATGTGCTCAGCGGCTTTCCGTCTCCTCTTGACTTTTTTTTTCTTCTCCTGGGTTAGGTGAGAAGAATTCGACGAGAAGCGATGTGCATACTGATGTGTTTCCTGTGTATTCGTCCATCGTCAGAGATTCCGCGAAATCTGAGAACTCGGTGTCGTCATTCCTGTTGGCAGCCTTCATCATGCAATACATGAGCAGGATGCTGTCGCCATAGGTTTCTATACCGGAATAGATGTGTCCGCTGACTTTTTCGAACATCATCAGAGCAAAGAAATTCATCTTCACGCTATATTCATTTCCGTTTACTGATATCTTCTTCATATTGTCGTTTTTTCTTTGTTATACAAAAAAGGCAAAGCGAGCATCACTGCTGGCTCTGCCAAATCAAAATACATTCACATTTCACTCAAAAAAGTTCATGAAAGCAAATTTAAACACATTCCTATGAAAAGAAACAAACACGAAGTCCTTAAATTGATGGAGAAAGTTTTCCGTTTCCGGTGAATGTGGCGGTAACGCTGGCGTTACTGCCGTTGCTACCGCTGACGCTCACCTCAGTGCAAACTGCACTTCCGGTATACTTCGCAGTTCCGCTACCACCTACGTACTTGTCGAATGAGACAGAAACGGTCTGACCGACAAGTGAGAGAAGGTCTTCACTGCCCTGCTTAGTAGTCTCGCTGCTCACGGTGCTATAAAGTGCGCTGACGTCGACACTCCAGGACTTTCCTTTCACTTCCTGTTCTTCCCATGCGGGATTCTCATCGTCGACGTCCTTGTGGTCGGTGTCGATGGCATTGACGTTTGCGGAAACCTTCAGCGTGCAGTCTGTAGCGCAGGCAACATACTTGTCGTTCACCTTTACGCGAAGGTTCTTTCCTTTTTCTATAGAATAACTCATATGCTTTGATTTTTATTTGTCAGTTTTCTCCGATGGTCAGTATGATGTCGCGGTAATAACCTGATTTGTCTTCGTCATATTCCTCAGAACTTACCGTGCAGGATGTCACCTCCATGCCAATAGGCGGATTTTCCGCAAAATTTTCGACGACTTCCAGCAATGCTTCGAACACCTCTGTGAAATTGTCGTAATTTTCGCAGCAGAACTGGATGCACACGCTGTCGCGCATTGGTGTCATCCCGTCCTTGTGGATGTTGACGGTTTTTCCGCTGCTGTACACGACGATGTACGGTAAAGTGTCGTCATCGCACGACCTGACGAAAACTGGGTAAATTCCGCATTTGCCAAGAACCTGCGAACCTGATGAACGGATGGCACTGATGATGTGTTCTGATGGCTGCATGACTTCGAAAAAAAAACGGCGTCCCTTCTGCCGGGATTTCCGGCATGAGGACGCCGAACATAACCTCAAATACTAAAACCCAACAAACTTTTTACCTTTTCGTTTTACGATTTGGAATAAAGGACGAACGCATCCTGGAATTCCTTCATCACGGTCATCGAGAAGTCTGCGTTGATGGTGATGATGGTAGCGTCAATGTTGGCTGCGGTGGCGCTGGAATTGTCGACGCTCATACGGATGTTTCCGTGATTTACAACAGGGAGATATCCGAAGTTTGCGAGACCGACGTTGCCAGTACCTGCGACACCACCTTCTTCCGAGCGGTTGATGTCGTTGCATGCTACAACTGGAAGTCCGATCATACGGTTGTTATCGTCGATGACCATAAGACCGGAACCATTGTCGCGAGGGGTTGTCTTCAACTCCCAGAAAAGGTCTCCGCCCATCACGAATGCCGTAGTTCCGTCAACGGGAATGCCCTTTGCGGCAAGTTTGCCAATCATTTCACCTGCAGTCTTGTAGGTGAAATTTGTGTACGTTCCTGTCTGCTTTCCGGTCTCGGCAAAACCTCCGTAGAAACTGGAGGCAGCCTTGGTGGTTGAGCAGGCAGCGAAGGTGAGTTTCTTCATCAGGGCCTTGCGGATGGCAGTCTTGACGAATCCGAGAAGGTCTGCGCTGGAATTTTCAATCGTCTGATTGGAAATCTTCACGCAAGTAGTCAGACGGACAGGAACTGCTGTCTGCTTGTCAAGATCTGGGGTGACTTCGGTAGACTCAGCGAGTTCGTTCTGGATCTTCACCGTAACACCTCCGCAATACGGCCACTGGATAGCGTTGCCGCTGATTCCGGTGGGGATGCTGATTCCTAGGACTCCGAAAAGGTCAGGCTCCTTGCGGTCAGTATCGACGATGTCCTGAACGGAAATGCCCTGAACGGCGTTGCCGCCACCTGCAAGGGTGATTCCGCGAAGTTCCATATTGTAATTCACGCCAGGCTGTGCGGATTTCAGGAAAGAACGGAACTGCACGTTTGCGTCAACGGCAGGAGCAGGCATGCGACGGAGTTGCTCCTGAGCAACCTCATCGGCGATTTCGCGAGTGATTCCGCGAAGTTCAAGTTCCGTGCGTTCAACCATGCTGCGCTCTTCTGCTGTCATTGCACGGTTTTCATTAGTGATTGCCGAGCGGATTCCTTCAATCTTTGCCTCGAGTTCGCCACGGCGCTTTTCCAAATCTTTGATTTTTGACATATCGAAAAATTATTATGGTTTCTTGTTAATAAATTCTGTTGCAAAGTTTGCGGAGATACAGTGCATCTGCGTCCGCTGCTTTCTGCTTATCGAGCATCTCGCTGACGTTATCTTTTCCACGGAGTTCGACGCTTGTCGATGGGTATGCTGGGTCGCTCTCAAGCGTCAGTTCGAAAATCTCGATGTCTTTCTGACGAACTACGACGTCGTATGTGTCTTTCTCGGCATCGTTCAGACGTGTGGAAGTGTCGTACTCGTTAGTCATGAAACCGATGCTGCATCCCTTGATGTCTCCACGTCTGACGGCTTCCTCTGCAAACTTGCCGAATTCCGTGTCAGGAACTTCAAAAGAAAATTTCAGTCCTTTGTCATCAACTGTAAGCGTCATGCTGCCAGTACCCTTATCGCTTCTTGCGAGGAGTTTCTCGCGGTTATGGAAAAGCGTCATCTTGATATCTGTCTTATCTGCTTTCTCCTGCGAATAGCACTGTCTGTCCATGATTTCGACGAACTTGTCGCCGTATGATGTCAGATAAACACTTTCTTCGTCAAATCGCATCGCGTAGCCTTCAATCACTGCAGGCTTGTCTGATTCTACAGCCTTACGGACCTGCAATCCGCTGCACTTGATGCTTCTTGTTTCCAGTTTTTCGCTCATGTTGTCTTTTTACTATACACGCATAACATGATTTGGGTAAACCCTAAATTTTTCGCTTTTCTTCCTCTGCTGCTTTCTCAATGACTGAATCGAGGTCGTTCAATCCGAAGCGGATGCTCTTCTCGAAGAAGTTTCCTGCAGTGAGGTGTCCGCGGTATGCCCTACTTCCGCTGCTGCCATCACGTAGAGGATGTGCTGAATTGTATCTGTCGTCTGTACCTGTCTCCAGCCATCGCAAAAGGAAAAGTGCATCCTTTCCCTTGTATCCTCTGATTTTCAGAGTTCTTGCGCTGGGTGTTCGCCTGTTTCCTCCTCTTCCTCTTCGCCGTGATGACCTGGGAGATGATGACGTGCTGGCTTCACCTGCCTTGCTCTTTCCGGCGATGGTGACTACGCCTCCGAGAGACTTTTTCCAAACACTCGCACGGACGCCTTCGTAAAGTCTACGCTTGTCGTCCGGAAATGTCTGGCGGATGCTCTTGCGTGATTGCTTCATCACATGATTGATTGCCTTCCGCGTGATCTTCTTCATGATGGCATCGCCTTTAGGAGAACTGCTCATCAGAGACGATAGGCTTTCTCTCAAAGACGCCGTGTCTGTTACTATCTGTATCATTGCTTTTCGTATGCGAAAGGTTTTATCTGAATAGCGACTGCCTGGACGGTGTTGTCTCGCTGGTCTTTCTGAATCGCAGTGAGGTTGTAATACTTTCCTTTGCAAAATAATCTTACGCCGTCATCGATTGCGGAGATGTACCTGCTTCTGAATAGTGCCTGCTCGTAGGCATCGAGTTCTCCTGCGCGGATGGAACGTGCGCCTCGCGTGAACTGCAATCCACACCATATGGTTATACCTTCGCGGTATTTCACACGCTGACCTTTTCCGTCGTCGACGCTTTCGGGCATGATGAGCGTTCCGCGTTCTTTCATAATGTCTGTTGTGTATGGCATACTATTGTATCGAAATGCTTGCGTCGTTATGCTCTGTTATCTCATAATGCTCGCGTTCCATGCAATCTTTCTTTTTGCACAGCATCGGAAGCAGCCTGCGGAGTTCTGTGAGGTCGCCTCGCAGGCTCTCTATCTCTTTCCTCAGTTCCTTCCGGTCGTTCTTCAGGTCATCCAGCATTTCCTGATATACGTCCTGCACGCTCTTCGAAATATCTGCTTGTGCCTGCTTGTGTCCGTAAAATACGCCGAGTGCGCCTGTTCCTCCGCCGATTCCGAAGATGGAGAGGATGGCGACGAAATTTTCGGATAAAAATTGAAGCATTGATGTCATCCTAATTTTGCATATGGTTTTACCATCACGTCGATGCTGTATGGTATGCTGTACACCTGAGATGGCGTGCAGATGCCTCTGTGCGTGTACAGATGGTCGGAGAGGACGAGGATTGCGCGGACGATGGGTGCAGGGATTGCACCGTACTCATCGATAAGGCTTTCGAAATCCCTGTTCATGATATTCTGCACGATGGCTTCGGCAGTGTCGCCGATCTGCTCGAGGACGTCGTTCTCATCGTCACCGAGGATGCGGCTGTTTTGCTTAATCTGCAATAATGTAACGATGTCCATTTACTTGATGTTGTTTGCTGATAACTTGTCGCTGCCTACCTCTGCAAGGTTGGTACTTATGTAGTAGGCGTCGCCGTTTTCAATCTTCGGAAGATTCTCTGCTCTTCTCAGTTCGTTGACGGATGCTGTTCCTGTCTGGAGTTTCTTCAGATTGACGTCGGCTCTGCTCTGCTCGTTCATCTTCATCAGTTTACGTGCAGAGAATTCGAACTGGTATTTGCCAAAGTCGTATTCGTCGATAAGTTTGGCATTGAATTCCGTCTCAATCTCGTTGATTACTGGTGCAAGACTCCTGCAAAGGAATTCGATGTTGCTGTCCTCATAACTTTTGTAACTGCTGTTCGAATAATCGAAGAGCAGCACTGGAGGAATGCCGAGGAACCTGGCAATCTCCGGGATGCCGAACTTTCGGTTTTCAAAAAGTTGCTGGTCGGCAGCGTTCATGCTGACATTTACAGTGTCGAAGTCTCCGTCGATGAAGTTGACGTCGTTCGTAAAGATGTTGTTGCCGAGATTCTCAGCCTGCTTCTTCATCTCCTTTGCTGATACTCTTCCCATAATTCCGGACTTATCTTCCGGCTTACGCATCAGGAGAAGTTTCAGACGTCCACCCTTTCCGCTGGTCTCCAGGGTCTGACCATCGATGGTCCTGCATATGCTCAGTGCCGTTGCTGCATACGTCAATGTCGGAATTCCTTTTCTGAGACTATCGTCAACGTAACTGTTGCGGATATGGATGATGTCCTTTTCAGCGTAGTTTCCGTTGATATTGTTTTTCAAGTCGGTAATGGAATATACTCCTCCGCTGTAATTGACGCTACCGTTGATGAGTATCAGTTCATCTACGTTTCCGTCTATCATGCTGCGTTTCGGCAAAATGTAAGCATTTCCGTCCATTATGATTTTGAACATCACTGCTTTCCAGAACTGTGCAGCATTCTGCTTGCTGTTCGGTTTTACCTGCAAAAGGAAATTGATGTGTCTTCCATACGCGCTTTTTACATCCTGAGCGAAATACTCACCTTTGCTGTTGAATTTCTGGTACTCCATCATCATCTGCGACAGGCTGCCACAGAGGATGCTGACGCCTCTGTTGAATGCTGAAATCTTCATCGCAACATCGTTGTTCGACACCAAAAGGATTTTCTGTATGATGTCTCCTCCTTGCTCCTGCTTCTCGTCTTCCGAGCATGCGCTGCGCTCATGGAATTGACGTTGCTCGACGTCTTTCTGCGGATTGTTACGTGTGAAAATGCTGAAAAAATTATCCATCGTCTTTTTATTTACCGGAGATTTTGCCAAAACGGTAAACCCTTAACTATTCAAAACCGAAATTCATCATCTCAAAAAACACGTTTGAAACGACCTCGTATTCTTCGGAATAGTCCATACTTTTTCCATTTTTCCTGTCGAAATATGACATCTTGTTATTTTCCAAAATAGGATAAATCACAAAACCTTCGTCATCTGCAACGAAGTTTATGGTGTGCGTCACGGAGTGGAAGAGGATGTCTCCTTCGAAAATCATCATACCTTTGCTGTCCATCCTTCCAGTGCTCTTACCGATTGATTTTTTATGGCATTCGACAAACTCTCCGTCACATTCGACGATGTAAAATGTTATTTTGTCAGTTCCTGTCTTGAAATCCAAATATGGCGAAGACACTGACAGTTCTCCATAAACCCACTTTGAGAACAACGTTGAAAATCCTCTGTAAATCGTTTTTGTGTACATTGTCGTTTTACTGTTTTTGACTCAAGATGTTTCATCATGACTTGTCAGTCAGAAACAATTCCTATTTCGCGTGAAAAATAACGTCAGGTGGATTTCACCAGGATTTCGGAATAGTATCTTCTTTCGTTTCCGGAATTTCGTCGTCCTCGATGTCGTCGATAATGACTGCATTATCAATCTCCATGTTTGTGCGCCTGCACATTTCGATTTCAAACAATTCCTTGAAATAGTCGACGTAGAAATCGTGAAGTTCGTCGCTGACTGTGATGATGCTCTGCTCTACACGCCGGTTAGCGTTGCAGTTTGCGGAACTTTCGATGACGATTTTCTCTCCTTCCACAGTCTCAATAGCGCAGAATTTTGAATGAATGCTGCTCATGTAGACGTTGCCGAAAATTCCTTCTGCCTGAAGTTCTTCTATTTTCTTAGATTCCACTTTGAACATCTTCCGGAAACTTTCTCCGAGGATCATCTCGAACTTTCCGAGTTTCCCCTCGCGGATCATCCTTTCCACCATCATGATGTCGTTGAGATTGATTGACCAACATGACATGAAAATACTCTTCATGCCGGCGTAATGGTAGAAAAGCCACCATACGTGGCTGAGCAAATCTATGTTTCCTCCTGTAAGAATGTGATAACTTTTCCCCTTTTCGGGTTTCTGAATCCTCATGAGTTTCAGGAGTTCCGTTACTCCATATGCGCGCCTGCACATCGCAGTATCTTCCACCTCAACGAGTTTCGCAAGTCGCCGTTTATTACGAACGGAGACTTGCGGTCTTATCTTCATCAAATCCTCTTCATCATCAAAGAGGGATGGGGTGTCGTCGATTTCTTCTTTCTTCCTTCTTGCCATATTATTCTTTCATGAAATCTGCCATCAGGTCGCGAAGTCCGTTGTCTTCCTTGACGTTGACGCTTTCCTTGACGTTGCTCGCCTTCGCACGGAAATTCAATCCGAGTGTCGTCAGTTGCTCTGTCACGATGGTATTCTGTTTCTGGATTGCGGCGATGAGTGGGTGAAGTTCCATATGAACGTCCCCCTTCGAAAAAGTTTCGATGAAGATGTCGGATTCTCCCAGTTCGTCCATCAGCCTGTCAAGGATTCGCATACTGTTTGCACAGACGCGAATCTGGAAATCGAACTTCCTGTCGTAGATACCGGCAGCCTTCATGCTCTTTTTGAGTTGAAGTTCGTAACTTTCTTTTCTTGGCATATTATTCGGTGTTTTTCGGTTTTCGGATTACTCTCTATCTTATTTTCCGGAAATCTGCATCTCGTTGAGAAGTTTGATGCACATCAATGCGCAGATTGCACCGTCAATTTTCTGTGCAGCACTCTTCTTAACGGGCTTCACGCACTCGTTGCGGTCTTCCTCAAGATAGCAGTTCTGGAAATTCCACGGAAGTATAGGATTGTCTGAAAATGCAATGGGACTGTTGTCCATGAGTAGAAGTTCACGGAATGCCTGCGTGGGAGCGTTGAAACTTCCCCAAGTCTGGCTGACAGGCTTGATGATTTTCTTCGGGTCTGCTCCAAGCGCAATGCATAGTTCCGTCAACGCTGATACATATCGCTGGGAATCGTATGGGTCGAAACCTATCCTCGCCATCGGGACGATGTCGCATACTTCGCCGACTCGCTGAACGACGAGACTTTCGTCAATGATGCTGCCTGGACTTTTCCTGAGATATCCTTTCTCGAACCATCGTTCGTACAATCCTCTGTTCGTGTTCGTCTCCATCTTTTCCGCAGAAATCCATGCATCGATGTCGAAGAAATAGCGGTATTGCAATCCTGTCGAAGGATCCGTCTTCCACTCGTTGAAGCAAACCATATAAACGACGACATTGAGGTCATCGCCCTTTGAGAAGTCAAGAGCGGAGATGCAGAAACTGTCTTCGTCCGTGTCCTTCAAACTTTCGATGTTACACGGAATGCTCCTCGCGCGTATCTCGTCTGCCGTAATCCAGTCTTTCACGTTACCGGTGAGGAAGACATTAAGGTATTTGCAAAGGTATTCTCTCATTTTCTCCTGATCACGTTGTGCTCGCTGCCATTCGTCTGCGTAGAAATCCGGCTGGATTGTGATTCCGATATGAGGATTGCACATCTTCCACGTCGTCGGCTTTCCGAAATCTTCATGCGTCATCCACGGTTCCGGACAAAAGATGCTTGAGAATGTGCTGTCGCTTTCCGGATTTTCTTTAATCAAATCCTCCTTCGCATTGTTGAGTATCGGCTCGAATGGTCCATACGTAACTCGTGATGCCGTTGTAATGATTACTGTCAGTGGTTCTTTTCTTGCACCCATAGATGATGTCATGACGTTGAATAGTTCTGCACCATCGCTCCTATCCTTAACGTATCTCGCACTGCCATACTCGTCGTAGATGAATAGGCTTGCGTTCGCACCATCCTTATTCTTGCCTCCAGCCGTCAGCCTCGTAAGGCTGCTCTCCTTTCCGAAATCGTTCTTGTTCCACGATATTTCCGACTGCGTCTTACGAAGCATCTTGTTGTCACGGTCGAACTGCTGGATGATGTTCTTGCACTCGCGGAAACACCGGCTGCTCTGGTCTGCGGAATTCGCTGCAATGTAGATTTCTGCATTTGAATCTCCGAAAAGCAAATCGTAAACGGCGATGCTTGCTGCACCTGTCGTCTTTGAAAATTTTCTGGGGACGAAAAGGATTGCATCTCTGACTAGTCTCGTGCCATCGTCCCTTAGAAAAAGGTATATACTTACGAATTGGAAAACCTGGATCGGCGTCAACCTGTATTTCCGTCTTCCTTTCAATCCGGAAAAATACAGGGATTCGTAAAAACGTATGAACTTCTTTGCTCTCGTCGTGTCGATGTCGTACATGCCCAACATCCGGAAGAATTTCACGGCAGCACCGTATTCATAGATGTTGTGAATGCTGTCGTCATTGACAAGTTCGCTGAAATAGACGAACAGTCTTATGTCGATATCCTGTTTCAAAAATGATTTGTACTTCTCGACATAATCAATCAGACGACTACGGAATTCCTGCTTCTTCGCTTTCAGTGTATCGTCATTCTCGTTTCTCATAATTTTTCTCGCACCTCCTTAAGCAGTTCTATTTCGTTATTAATGTACCATGCTGCCTTCTCAAGGTCTTCGATGGCGTTTGACAGTTCGTCCGGGTTTGTCTCGGAACGTTTCTTGCCATGCCGCCAGATGTACTTGAGAACGTTGCCGAGATTGAAGGACATATGCCTTGCGACCTCAATGCATTCGATGCCGGACGGATGGCTGTTGTAGTGTAAAGGATGGTTGATGTTTTTCATAATTACCAATCGTAAAGTTTGTCAACGTTGATTTCTGTAAACGAATTCCGGCAGAACGGACATGATGTCGTTATCTCTTCGCGAGCCTTGGCTATGCTGATGCCTTCGACATAGCGTCCGGTAGGTCGGTAAATACTTGCGTATTCCATGCCTGTAGGAGCATAAATCTGCTGCTTGCATAAGAGGCACACACCGTTTTTAGGTACGTAACCGATGCCATTCTTCATCACCTCGGACATGATGTCTTCGGGATGTTCCTTTGCGTACTTCTTGCATAGTTCCTTCTGCGCACGCAAGGATTCGGGGATGTTATGTGTTATTCTCATTGTCGAATAGTTAGAAATCGTGTGTCATTATCTATATCCTTTTGGCAGTCCTTCAAAATCTTGGTCAAATCAATGTTTTCGTTCATAGTCAATATGTTTATATTTATTCTTCTTCTGGAAATTCAAGTTTTGTCTGTAAAAACTTGTCGGCATACCATTCTTTGTATGACTTGCCACTAATCCACCAGTCGTATATGTTTTCCGCTATTAAATCCTCCTTTTGCTCATCTGTCAAGCGGTCAAACGATGAGCAATCAAAAAACCCTGTTCGTTCCACACTCCGTAGTTGACTCTTGTGCGTTTTGACCGAGCCAGTGTTGTGGGTCGGGATGCACAATCTAACCGCATGTGTCCTGAGCAATCCTCTGACGTTTCTGAGAGGAATCCAGTCCGCTCTGATGTTCCACCAGATGTAGTTTGGAAGAAATTTTGCCCCCCCCCTAATTGCCTTTATAGCCTTTATCCAATTCCTCTTGACATGAGGATAGCGTATGTTTTCTAACTTCTTTTGATTTACGGATGACATCGGGCATCCTATGCATCCTATCCTGTGCCATCCCTCATCATACAGGGAACAATGCGGCACTTCCATGACCTTATTGAGAAATTCCCAAACGTCACGTTCAGTCCAATGAATGATTGGTGAGATAAGAAGACTTTCCTTTCCAGATATACAGCCTAACGTCTGCTCTTGGTCGGCATTAGTTATATTCACTCCATTTTTCTTGGACTTACGTCTTGCTCTTTTTGCCATTAACTCATTACGATACTCGTCAAGTCCTTCAAGAGTACCTGAGTATTTCCTGTTTGAAATCTCAACCTCGTTACGTTTTGCTCTACGGCTACTCTCTTGGTGTCTGATGCCTATCAACGTAACTCTTCCTGCTCCAGTATTTTCCTTATATTCAGCACAACACCATCTAACTCTCATAGTTGGCAGAATCTGCTTTTCTACTGCAAGTTGATATATTGATTTCTTTGGCTTAATAAAATCGACCTCTGGATACTGCTTTTTGACGAAACGGATAACCTCTGGAGGGTCAACGCTCGTAAAATTCATGTGTGCGTCAAACTTAACTCCTGCAAGCTCTGCAATATGATAGAGTGCCTGACTATCCTTTCCTCCACTAAAAGCAAGGTAATAACCATTACCACCTCCATAAGCAAGTGCCAGACGTTCAGCCTTTTTAAGCAAGTCTATAGAGTACATCATTTTCTGTTGTAACATTTTGCTTGCTTTTGCTAATGCTTGTTCTAAAGTAACATTCGTTGTCATTTCTTTCCTCCTTTCGGAAATAAGTCCTCAATGTATGCCCAGCGAATAAAATTGAAAATCTTACACCAATCACACCACAAGTCTATATACAAATCTTTAAGACATAGAATTTTGTAATCATCTTTGTCTAACTGGACTAATAACCACTTTTTAGCGTGTGGCTTCTCATTTGCATCATGCCAAACATTCTTTGGATGTTCATCTGCCCATTCTGCACCTTTTTCAAATGCCTGCCGAATATCATATTCTGTGTACTTTTCATTATGATATTCTTGTTTATCAAGTAAATAATTTACATAATCTTTACTTGCATATTTCACTTCCTCTCTTGTCATACTCATTACTCCTATTCTTTTGGGAATTTGGGTATAGGCATCCAATAGAGATAATTTTCTTTCCATGCTTCCCATTCCCATTTTCCATTTCTTACTATCATATTATCCATACCACAAGCACCACCCTTTTTATAGGTAAACACAGTTACTGTATGATAACCTGTGCTAAGTAGTAGTTCTTTATGATTGCAAGGCAAATCATCCTTAACGCTTATCCAAGGTGATTTAGGATACTCATCTGCAATCTCCAAACCGTGTTTCAAACCAATGTTGTACCAGTGTTCTTCTTGGTCTGTTTCAAAACAATATGGTACCGAAATATTCAATTGCTCAATATCTTCTCTTGTCATAACTTATTCCTCCCAATATCTGTAAAACTCTGGTGCTTCTTCCGTTGTTCCTACCAGATGCTTTGTGTCATCGTTGAATGGAATGCGAATGAGTAATTCCCTCCACATGTAGCGTAAGGAAACAGATGGCGGTCAGTTTCTACGCATTGGATGTCGATAGTCGCTCCATATTTTTCAGAAATTTTCATTCAGTTTTTCAACGAGGAACATGGCGTTCACCTTGTCGAACTCAATGTCTCCACTTTCGAATTTCTTGACGACGATATTTGCTGAGCATTCTCCATATACAACCTGACGTTCAACGATGACACCTCCATTCGTTTCCTCCGTCATGCTGCACCAGGAATCACCTATTTCTCCGACATCCTGTTTGTCACTGCCGTTGAATATCTTTATGCCGTGGTATTCACGCATTACGTAGTTTGTATCAGGCTGTGTCAATGCGCAGAGGAGGTTTGAAAATTTCTTGGATACGCTTTCCAGTGTCTTCGACTGCTCTGAAATCACCTTGTCTTTCGTCTTGATTCTGTTCTCGAGCAAATCGATAGTTACTTTCATGGATTCAATTTCCTTCAATGCTTTATCAAGTTGCTTCAGCCTCTCATTCTTATTCGCAAGAGACTTCTCAATCTCTTCGATGTATGACGTCTTGAACTCACTGTCAGTTTCGAGTTCCTTCACCTTCTCCGTCAGTTCGACAATCTCATCTTGGTTGTTCTTGTTGACCATATCGAGATGTGATATTGTTGCTTTGTCTGTCGACTTGCAAAACTTCGCATTGATGAGTGTCCAGGCGTAGACGATTACGAGTGCTATGAGAATGATATAGAGTGTGACTATTGTCTTTTCAAGATTCTCGTATGTGTAAATGAGTATTGTTAACATAATCAAAAGGTTTTATTGTTGGAATAAATAAGTTTTAGAAATTGTATTTTTATGCATAATCTGAAAAATATTGGCGTATCTTTCAATTTATTTTCATTTTAGACGATTTTTTGCCGAAAAACACGATAAATGCCTTATTTACATCGCTTTTCTAATTTGCGTACAATTTTAAATGTAAAAGGTACATTTTCTTTCGTTTTGGTACGTTTTATAACATTTTACTTTACAAACGTAATTTTGCACGATTTTTCGACGTTTTCGGAAATTGCAAAATCGGCTGAGAAGAGATCGGAAGAGCGTCGTGT